AGTCGGAAGGCAGAGCAGGAAGCAGCGTACCGGTCAACCAAGTATACATAGCAGACCCGGTAAAGCCGCCGCTGTTTGTATTAGAGCTGTTCATCTGACGAGTAGAAGCCATCAGGTTTTTCATACCGAAGGTAATACCTGCCTTGCCGGAGCCGTCAGCCTTATCGTCATGACTAAAGCCCATAATAACGAGAGTCAGTTTTTCACCAGAGACGGTAATATCAATCTCATCGCCTACGCTCCAGCCTACATCGTCCCAAGTACCTGCCTCGGATACGGACGCAATCGTCTCCCAGCTGTTATCTGCAAGAGTTGAGCTAATCGTTGTACCGGTAACTGCGCAGGTCTTGTTTGCAGGTGCAGTATGATTAGTACCGGCAGCAACAGACACGGTAATTGTCGCAGAGCCGTTACCCTTCAAGGTAACAGTGATAGTCGTACCGCTTACGCTGACCGTAGCCACGCCGGTATTACCAGAGACAGCGGAAATTGCACCGTCACCTGTACGGGTAACAGCAATCGTTTTTGTCGTACCGACTGCGCCGGTAATTGTCAGGCTTGTAGGCGAGATACTCAAGGAGCCCGCCGCTTTTCCAATCGTCCATGCGACAGTCTTCGCGGTAGTTGTACCGTCAGGCCAACGATAGTTAGCGCCCGGAGTAAAGGTTGCGTTATAGCTGCCGGCGTTAGTACCGGAAGTAGTACCACCGAGCGTCATCTTTGCGCTGTCGTAATTACTCCATGAAGGAGACTGCGCGGAGCCTGTATAAGTCAGACTGCCGCTCTGAGTAGGTACGGTAAGGCTTGCTCTACCGATACTCCACGTTACGGACTTAGCCTCAGTCGTGCCGTCGTACCACTGGTAACCGTCCTTCGGCGTAAAGGTTGCGGTATATGTTCCCGCGTTAGTGCCAGAAGTTGTGCCACCGATAGTCATAACTGTAGCGTCGTAGCTGTTCCACGAAGGAGACTGCGCGGAGCCTGTATAGGTCAAGCTGCCGCTCTGGGTAGGTACGGCGTTGATAGTGTTCGCAATTTTGGTAATTGCTTCAAGCGCAGCACTTGCGTCCTTCTGGGCAGACTTTGCAATTCGCGCAGTGGCATCAATAGCGTCTTGAACATTGTCTGCGCCGAGCTCTTCGTTATCGGTATAGCCGATGTCTTGCGCAGCCGTCCCATGCGGATTTCCGCTTTTTGTCTGGCTATGGTCATAAGCGATTTTGCCGCGGTCGCCCCGGTAGGCACTCTCCGCTGTTTCGCCGAGCTCAAGGTCAGAGCCCAAGTCGGGAAGCTGCTCAGTAGGAACTTTACCGGATTCGTCAAGGTCTGCCTTATTGCCGAGAGTCTCGTCAATCTTATCCATATTGGCGTTAATGTCGGCAATGTCGGCGAAGTCCTCAGCGCCCGGCTTTTTGAGTCTATACTTATCTGTGTAAGTAGCCATTTAAGGTAAAACCTCCTCTTTTACATGTTTCCACGTAATAGCACTCAGCTCTCCCCACGTATAAGGGAGGACTTTCGCCCACGTGTTATAAAGCAATTCAACTGTAAAAACCATTTCATACGGTAAAACGCGCTCAAGCAAGTCTGCGATAATCGCCTCTTGCTTTTTAGCGGTAAGCGCGACCTTAACGTTAACCGTGAAAATCGCAGTTTGAATTGTCAGCGCATAACCGCCGACTCCGCATAAGGACTCAAGCATAGAAGCAAGGCCTTTTCTCGTATACGGGATATTTTCGTTATATCGAGTAAGCAGTCTAAAGCGGCGGTCGTCCAGTGTATCGGTGGCAAAGGGTGTAATGCTCAGCATTTTCTCACGCCGAGCAATACCGAGCTCCGTTGCCTCCAATATAAACTGGTCATTCATGCAGTCCTCGCAGGCCTGCCAGATAGCTTGTACTTCGGGCGTCTCTGCGTCCATAATGGCCCGCATTTCGGTAACGTCCTTTAATACTTCCGGCAGATAGCTCTTGAGGTCAATCGTTCTGATGTTATTAAAATTAGTCATTGATGAACGACCCCCTTACCGCTACAGCGTCAGCGGCAAGAGTCACGTTACCGGTCTGCGCGTTAAGCGTTGTTCCCGCAATATCCACAATACCGTCCAATGCCAGCAAGCGAGACTCAATCTGAGATACGCGTACCAGCAAATTAGCCTCTTTACTCCAAGTAGAGTTGAGGTCGTAAAAGTAAGCGTCAATCGCCTGCTGGATATACGGTAAGCAGTCTGCAAGCTCCCAGCCGTCCGCAAAGGTAAGAGTCGTTTCAATATCGATAGTCGTACCTTCCACGCCGACTACGGTAACCTCGTGGTCGATAGGTGCAAGGCCGATACCCTCACCGGTGTTCTGCGTCGGGTCGATAGCCGTCTGGACAGAATCTACCAACTCGAGAGAGGGAGGGCCGTAGTCGCTGTCTGTGATAACGAGCTTAACTGTGCCGGGGCCATTCCATGCGCGGTAAGGCTTGCAGCCGCCGACGCCCGGAAGTGCTTCCGTGACCTCAATATACTGCGCCTTGTTGAAGCTGTAGGTCTGATTTGCAAAGCTGTTCAGGTATCTCAGTCTCAAAGCCTCGGTACTTTCTTCGTCTTCGCCGTTAATAACGATTGCCGTTAGCTCAGCAGAAGCAAGACCGTCAATATACTCAATAGGAATGAGCAGACCGACATACCCGTTAGGGTCAGCGCCTGCGGTTTCACAGGTCATATAATACTGGCCATCCCCAACTCGCTCGGTCGCTACCCAGTTATACTTATCACAAGAGAAACGGGAGCCGATAGGAATGTCCATACTAAACTCGCCGATACCTACAGCGGCATTTGCGGCATGGGGGTAAATACCTCGCTCAGCGCAACGCTTAATCAGGTAGTCACGACTTGCCGTATCCGCAAAGGTCTCGTTGAGGATAGTATCAAGCGCTACATAAATCATAGCGCTCTCAATGGAATTAGGAGCTAACGCGTCGAAGATGATAGAGCCTTCTCGCTTATCAAGCGTAGACGCTACTCTTGCAAGTTTTTCCTGCAAAAGAGCTTCATACGTTTTAGCCTCGTACATTAGATTTCCACCTCCGATTCAATATCGCCGAAAATAGTGTGCGCCGTAAAAGTTACGTGCACGGTCTTCTTTCCGGTCTCAAACTCGAAGCCGTCCACCGCAGTAATTCGGTCGTCCTGCAGGAGGGCCTCTGTAATGCAACGCTTAATTTCAGGGAGCGCGTACTCTTTAGGCTGACCGATAAGCTCTCTAAGCTCTACGCCATAATTCCACGAATAAATCAGGTAGGCGAAGCGCTCTGTACTGAGAATCAGGTAAATGGCCTGTCTCACAGATTCAAGGTTATCAACCATGCCGCGGATTCTTCCGGACTCAATATCCAGAGCGTAAGTAAGGCTCGGCTGAACTTCGACCTCAAGCGTTAAAAGGTCGGTTTCAACAGCAGGTGTCATACTAATCATGCTGGCGCCTCCACTCTGTCTAAGATAATAAACTTTTGACCTCCGTCTGTTCGGAGCATTATAACCTGTTCGCCGACCTTTAAGGCCAAGTGAACGCGATAGGCTTTTGTGCCCTTGTAAGCATGCTTATGACTCGAAAAAGCAGAGTCGCCGCTGCCGCCGGAGGTCTCTTCGGTTTCATGGTCTACCGTCATTCGGACGGTATAGTCTCGCACCGCGTTTGTCAGAATAAGCTGCGCTGCGGTAAGCTCTAGCTTTTGGTCTACCTGTACTTTCAGCGGCGAGATACTCGTCACTTTTCCAAGGGTAAAAGCAAAAGGCTTGCCGGCATTAACAGCCTCGACGGCGGCGCGTTTTACATCGCCTAAAAAGGCGGTCATATCAAGTGACAAACGTACCACCTCGCAATTTCAGGTCCATTAGGTGCTGATTCTGCTTGAACTTGTGCGTCACCTTTTCCACGAGTAAGTAGCTCTGGATAGCAATGTCGCCAAGGTCGAGCTTGACAATAACGGACGAGCCCGCTCTTACTCGTAAATCACCGATAGCCTCGGAGATGGAGAGGGAGCGGGTCTTTGTATTATAGAGTTTCAGTAGAGCTTCAGCCTTAGCCGCGCCACTCGTAGAGAGCTCTACGGTGTCGGTATACTGCAGCAAGCCCCACTTGTTAATATTCGAGCTGTCCTTCGCAATGAAGATTTCACGCTTACCGGCGTCTTTGTTCTCAAATGTAATTTTGATTTGATTGTAGGTCTGACTGTCAATCGTGCTCGAATATGTGTAGTTGCTGATAGTGTCTGCATCGATTAAGAGGTTGAGCTTCATGTTCTCGATGTTTTGCAGCGTTAGCTTGCCGACTTTATCATACAGTACATAGAGCTGAGTCTTTGCCTGTAAGGTCTCGTCAAGTGCGTTCTGTGCAATATCAAAAAGCGTGGTATTATCCTCGGTGCGCGACGCAATCACGTGGCCGGTATCTTCGAGAGTACCTACGCTGAGTCCGAAGTCCTCAGCAATCATTTTAATGACTTCGCTGGCCTTCTTATTGCTGTAAACGTAGGTATCTTTATTCTTGAAGTACCTGAGCTGGTCGTAGGCGGTCACCTCAATAAGATAAGGTGACCGTCCGGACCTGCTTTTGGTAAAAATAAAGCCGTAAAACATATCCGTCCCATCGACGGTCAGTTTTACGGCGTTTCCTTCCTGAAAGGACAAAACGTCGTCTTTGACAACCGAAAACTTCAGCTTACCGGGTGCGCCCTTGCGGTCCCACTCAAGGCTGATTCCTTCCTCAACAATGGGGTAGTATATCGCGCTGCCGTTCTGAATAATAAGGTCTACTTTCATGGTAACGTCAACACCTGCCCCACATAAATAAGGTTAGGATTCTTAATCTTGTCCTTATTCAAATTATAGATTTCGGTATACTTCGCGCCGTTGCCAAGGTACTGCTTTGCGATATTCCAGAGACAGTCACCTGCCTTGACCGTGTAGGTCTTAGGTGCAGGCGCGCTGCTGTCGTCGCGTTTCGTTTCCTCGGTAACGGTAGGCTTGCTCTCGTCTGCCGGTTTCACGACCTTTACTGTTTTTGTAGAATAGCTGATATACTGCTTGAGCGTGATAGCTACGGTCACGTCTGGGCCTTTTGTGGCGTCCTCTGTGATAGTGTAATTCTCAAGGCTTACTTTCATATTAGTGTCATACAAAAGTTTGCCAGAGGGCGATACACGGCTCACGATGAAGCGAAAAGGCTCACAGTTAGCCATCAGCTTTTCAAAAGTGTCAAGGTAATAGTCAGGCTTGCGATAGGATTTCGCAAACGAGTATTGCCCCAGCATAGGGAGAACAGCGTCGAAGGTAATCTCAGTGAGACCGGGGTGGCGCAGGAAGTTTATATCGCCTTCGTTTACAAGGGTAAGCGTTTTATTGTTTCCCTTGATTTTTACAGTCAGCTTTGACGGAGTAACCGGCAACGCCATACTGCCAAAGTAAAAGCTATACATTATTCATGCACCCCCTCAGCCGCAATCTCAAGGGCCTCAGCGAAGCCCGTGGTAAATGTAGTAAGAACGCCGTCGAGGTCCATGTCAGAGTCGATACGATTTGTCATGCCGGTCATATCGATTTTTACCTCAGCGGTTGTGAATCGGTTAATTGCCTCTTGTTCTGCGAGGTCTCGCATGTACTTAAGGTCTTCGGTCGTCTCTTTCAGAGAGCTTGCCGCGCTGCCGGTGCTGTCAGCGATACTTGCAGTATCTGCTTCCAGTCCAGCCATAAGGTCTTGCTCAGTGGAAGAGTTTGCCGCTGCCTCAGCCGTACCTGCTGCGTATGCCGCAGAGAGGGCGTCAACAGAGGAATCAAGCTCGGCCTGTAAAGAGTCGATATGCGCGTCTCTTCCGGCTTTTGCGGTTGCGAGTTCCTGCTCGTAAGCTGCGAGGTCTTCAGCGCGGGCCGATTTCGCGGCCTCGTTTTCTGCTGCCGCAGTTGTTGCAAAGGTTACATGCTCAATAGCGCTGATATTGACGCCCGGAATCTTATTCAGGACGCCGATAAACTTATTGATAATATCAATCGCGCCGTTAATCATGTTCTGCAAGATAGTCAGGACGGCAACCTTCATATCGCCCATGAAGTTGGCAATCGCTACACCGGCTTTCTGCCAGCAGAGCTTGAGCTTGTCTACCAAGTCAATGACCCAGTAGACGCCGACGAAAAACGCCAGCTTAATAGCGTTCCACGCGACCATGATAGCGAGCTTGCAAATGTTCCATGCGTTCGTGATACCGCCGACCGACTGAATCCACTTATAAATCGCTGCAACTACAACGCCGATAAGCATTGCAATCCAGACAAGCGGGTTAGTCAGGAGCGAAACAACGAGGGCCCTGTTAGCGGCAACGGCCAGCCATTGCGAAGCAGCATGGACCGCCCACGCGATTGCCAGAATACCGACAGTCGTTGCGAGGCCGACCAAAACAGCGCTTACGGTACTTGCGTTATCGGCAAGGAACGTAATAAACGTATTCAGCCCACTTACAACGGTGGTAAGTATCGGCAGAAGCTGCTCAGCCAGAACACCGGTAAACATAGTCCAATTCTCAGACAGTAGTCGGGTCTGATTGGCCCAGCTATCAGACGTTCGGGCAAAGTCGCCTTGCGCGTCTGCGGTAGCCTGCATAAGGTAGTTATACCTCAGCATTACCTGCTCGGCCTGCGTCATTTCGTTGTAAGAAGTCTCGATACCCTGCGACAGCGCATAGGCCTCAAGGTTAGCGACCGACATATTGATACCAAGCTGCTTTAGCGGCTCAGTCTCGCCGGAAATGCCAGACCTGATTTTTTCAAACGCCGTTTCAAGGTCAAGGTTATAGAAAGACGCCATATCGCCGGCGAGGCCGACCATATCCTGAGACATGCCGACTATCGCGTCACCCGTCAAGCCGGACGACTTCAGCATAGCGCCCATAGTACCTGCATACCGCTTAGCGCTTACCTCGTTGAGACCGTAAGCGTTAATACACTCTTTAGACCAAGAGTCGATTGCCGCAGCAGAGCTGCCAAAGGTAACATCTACAACGTTTTGTACTTCTGCAAGGTCGGAGGCATAGTCAATGCCGGTCTTGATAACATCAAGAGCCTTGTATGCGATAGCCGCCAGACCGATGGTCTTTGCGAGCTTGCCAAACGCAGAGTCGGTACTCTGTGTCTGCTGTTCAAGCTCATCTAACGCACGGTTGGCGCGTGCAAGCTCTTCTCTGGCATTCTGCAAAGCGCCGGTATCGATAGAACGGCCGGACGCATTTTGCATAGACTCAAAGCTGTTAATAACAAGCCCCAGAGCTTTGTTAATGCCTCTCAACGGCGCAGTCATGTTATCCGTCAGCACGAGCTGCGACTTAATAAGAGCCATGGGCCTCCTCCTTTCTAAGAAAAAGCAGCGGAGCGAGACCCGCGCTCCGCCCCGCTGTTACTTCTTGCGTTTTGCTTTTGCCGCTTCCTTCTTCTCGGCCTCAACCTTAATATCGATAGCCGCAATTATGTAGGCTTGCGTATACGGGTCCATGTCGAGAAAGACGTTAGGCGGCCAATGGAATTTATGGAGACAGTAATAGACGTAACTCGCCTCGGGGTCGTCTCCGTTGATTAGTTTTTTGCTTCAGCGACCATTTCCTCGCCGGACTGGAAGCCGTTGACCTCCAATACCTTAGTAGAGTAGTCCTCAAACTCGGCAGGAGTCAGCATAGTAGTAATGAGCTGCTCGGCGCCCATCGCACCGTAGCTCTGCTGGAGCTCAGCGTCGTTCAGGTTAGGGAAAACTGTGCAGCGGACGGAGACCTTAGCAAGGTAAGCGTTAGCGTCGAAGTCCTGAGTAAACTGGCCCTTGCGGCCGGGTACCTGAACGGTACGCATACAAGACTTTCTAATCGCGGAATTTTCCGCCGCGGTAATGCAGCAGATTTCCCAAGGCATTGCCGCCCCGGTATCGGGGTCAACAAAGCGGTCGGAAGCTACATACTGTACGTTGTCAATCTTCTTCGCATTCTGAGCGAGAAAAGCGGTCAAGTTCTTATTCATAGTGATTTACCTCCTGTTTTATGAAAAAGTTTACTGCATGCCGTTCAGCATACTAAAAGTCTCGGGCATTTCCCAATCGTCGAAAGTACCCTCGAGTTCCTCGTCGAGAGTCTCGGCGTCGGCGTCGAACTTAGCCAGAATACCGCCCTTAGTGAGGCAGTTCTTCAAGATAACAGTCTGACGGCCGACAGAAGCAGTGGGGTCCTCGTTAGATACCTGAATATCAAAGGTAGGCATATAGCCGGTCTTCTTATACTCAAGCAGCATTTTACGAATGACAGACTGATTGTAATGCGCGGTACCGCTCCAAGTACCAGACCAGCCGGTAGGCTTGTTGCCCTTGCCGGTCTTACCGAGGATAGGTACTTCGGCAATATTGATTTCCATGCTGGACTCAAAAGCATAAAGCTGACAGAAACAATATCTATTGCCGTCAGCCAGCGTGATATACGCAGAAGCCTGAGAGCCCGCAACCGCGTCAAGCGCGTTCATAATAGGCTGATTCATACCTCAATTCCTCCTTACATAATAATGACGCTCATGTAGAGCTGCGCCATAGCGTTTACAATGTTAAGGTTGCTTACAGTGCAAACGACGGCCTTCTTAGTGTCACCCTGCTCGACGGTAACGATTTCAGGGTCAAAGTCCTCAATAGCGCGAATAGACTCGAGGTCCTGATGGAGCTTGCAAATATCGTTCCAGAGAGCGATTCTGCCGCTTGCGTCATTAGGAACAGTACCGAGGTAGCGAGTATTGAAGAGGACAGCCGTATCGTTTGCAATCTGGTCGCAAACTCTGATAGTCTGATTAGACTTGAATATGTCGCCCTTAGTATCGGAAACGGTAACCATAGAGTCAATATCCTCAAGGATTCTCACCTCGCCATTGACGTTATGGAACATCAAACGACCGGCCTTAATAGCCTTTTCAAGCTCGGCCTGAGTATAATCGACGTCAACGGTACACTCGCCGTCATAGCGCTTATTGGTATTGGACTTATTGACTGCGCAGCCCGCAGACGCGCCCGTCATCCAATACACAAGGCCGAACTCGCCAAAACCGGGGATAGTAGAATCGTAGCCGGTAATCTTATTACCGACTTCGATAACGCCCTCATAGTCTGCCAGCTTAGCGTTGCCGAACAGATTGAAGATAACGGTCTGGAACTTCGCGCCGATTTCGTCACGCATGCGCTTAGTGAAGTTGACAAACAAGTTGATAGTGGTAGTATCAGCGCTCGGGCAGCCCAAAGTATTGTAGCTGTAGCTCTCGATTTTATCGAGGAAGGCCTGATACGCCGCAGCCTCAGTCGCGCCGTTAGTGCCGCCAGTGAGAGGAGTCTTTGCAGTCTCTTCCAGAGTGGCGTCAGCCTTGAAAGTCACGAAGTCGTTTGCAACGAGCTCTGCCGCAGTCGCAACAACCTGAGTATCAACCAGAGTGGTACCAAAGTAGGTATGCACATCGAAGAGAGACTCGTCGTCAACATTAACCGCGATAACGGTAGAGAGATTATTGCCGGCAATACCTGCGTATTTTGCAACGCCGAAGTTATTACCGGCCTTAACGCCGCCGCCGTTCAAGCGGTACGCGTAAAGAGTCTGCGTATACTGGAAGAGCTCACGCAGAGGGAGCATAGCGTCATCGGTGTAGGCGTGACCGAAAATCTTGAGGCTGTTCTTCTGGAAGTCGCCGTTAGTAACAGTAAAGACTGCATTCTCAGGACCCCAGTCCAAGACCAAAGGCATAGCTGCGTAACCTCTCTCGGAGAGAGTCGCAGAAGCCTTAGCGACGCTGGAAAAATTGATGTAGGTACCGGGAAGCACTTTATTCTGTACTGCCCAAATGCCACCGCCAAGAGCCATATTAGTTCACCTTGCCTTTCATATAAGTGTCCAGCTTAGCGTCAACTTCTGCCAAAGTATAACGCTCGCCGTCTTTCAGGAGCGCGCCCAGCAAGTCGCGACGCTTCATATAGCGGTCGGACCTGATAAGCTGCTCCTTAGAGTATTTAATTGCAGCAGGTTTCGCCGCTGCCGTTTCTTTTGCCATATCAGTTTCCTCCTTGCATTAGTTTGAGTTTTTCCATCATCGTTTCATCTTCCTTACGGTAGACAAAGTGATTGTAGGAAACAAGAAAATGCAGAACACCCTCAGAGACCTCAAAGCTCATATCCGTACCGCGCAGCATATCGCCGCTCGGTAAAGTAATGAGTTCGAGAACGCTACAGAGCTCGTCTGCAATGGCATAGCACTCTTCACGTCCCTTTTTAGGGAAGTAGAGAATATCAAAGCGCGGGAGCCGTTTATAACGCGGCCCGACTTGCGCTACCTGCTCAGCATTGACTAAAAGCACAATAAAAGCAGGCGCCTTGAGGCCCTGCTCTACGGTTTCAGATTCAATTTTACTGTCAGGATAGGCCGCTCGAAGGGCCAGCGTGATACCGTCCAGCACTATATTTGTGTTAATTTCCGACATCACAAACCTCCCTCAATTTTTGCAGTATCATTTTCTCAAGCACGGAAGGAGCGACGCGCTTGAGCTTTTCTTCCGAGATAGTCAGCATGTATTGACCTTCTACCCAGCCGCCGCTCGGCGTGCGGTGGCCGAACTCTACATAGGACGCATACTCAACGGGATTGATAATCTCGATTGTATACGTATTACCGGTTTTCTTAACCTGCAAAGAGTTCGCATAGCCTGCGGCAGCTGTTCCTGATTTAGCGCCCCAGCCACGACGGAGAGTACCGCCTTTTTTACCGGAGCTCTTCGGGTACTTGCCGACAGGCGTTGCGGGAATAACCAAGGCCAAGAGCCGAGCCGCAAGGGCTTTACTGCAAGCCTCACAAAGGGCGTCCATCTCAGAGTCACTCAGTTTTTCGATTGCCTGAGCGAAGGCTCGAAGCTGCGAGTAATCAGCTCGCCCCCAGCGCGCCATTACGCCCACTCCTTAAAGTGCTCAAGCACAAGCTCCTGATGAGTGCTGTAAACAGCAGGCTTACCGGAGCGGCGGTAATTTGCCGAAACGCCATTCTGCGTCACGACAATTTTTGAGCCCTCGGGAATAGTAACGTCCTTTGAGATGAACAACTTAACGACCTGCTTTACCAAAGCCGCCTCGTTGTTTTCACTCGTAGCGGTAACAGTGCTAAAGGACAAACGGCAGGACTCACCACGGAGCACACAGGTCTCCACAGGCTCGTCTCTGCCGTTATCCTTATTAACTACCGTCTCTCTGACAAAGACGTCACAGGAGCCATTCCAGAGCTTTCTAAGAGCGTTCTTATAGCCATTCACCATACCAACCTCCTATACGCGATAATGAGGTCGGGGTCAGGCGTAATCATCTTCGCAAGCATAGCGTCAAACTGGTCCTCAAAAGAGCCGGTATCAGCGATTGCGAAGGTAACAGAAGTATCGCCCTCGGAAATACTCTTAGCCGGTGCGTCGAAGTCATAAACCTCAGCCAAAGCTCCGGCGGCCTTCTTGTCCGTTAAGAACAGGCCCGCGGCCATATCTACCCAGACATAAAAGAGGCCTTCCGGTACCTCGCGCTGATTCGTCTCTGCTTTGAGCTGCGCCTCAGCCTTAGAGATATTGTACTCTAAAGCTGCGGTATCAGTATCAAGAACTGAGTAGCCCAGAGCTGCAAGTCTGGTAATTACGGTCGCGAGTATATCCATTGACAAGCTCCTCTCTTACTTAGGCAGTAGCAGTAATCTTAACGGCCTTAGTCTCGTCAGTCAAAGCAGCAATGTAATACTTGCGGCTGTAGATGGTGTTCTTACGGATATTGCCGTCGCGCTCCTGCTCGATTTCGGTACCCTTCTTATTGAAGAGAGTAACCGCGTCCTTAGTACCGATAACGATGGTACCCGCAACAGCGTCCTTCTTAGTGTAGAGATTGATGCCGCCGACAGTGCCGACATAGCCCTGCTTAGCAAAAGCCTCAACATACTTGAGGTCTTCCTTGAGAGCCTTACGTACCTTAGCCATATCTGCAGGGCAGACAAAGCCGAAGATAGTAACGCCTTCCAGATTCTCGATATTGAGAACAGCAGCAGCGTCAACGAATGCGTCGAAGCCAAAGGAAGCTGCCTCCACAGTCTGAGTAGTCTTATTGAACTCAGCAAAGATGTCAGCGTTTACAGTGTTGAACAGGTCAGTACCTGCGTGCTTAGTGCCGACAGGCACAACCATGGGGTCAGCCATAGCCTCTTCATCGTGGTACGCAAATCTGTTCTGAGCGAGCAGAATCTTGTATTCCTGAGGAGTGTAGCTTACCTCAATGCTCTTAGTGTTGCCTTCGCCGGTGCCGAGCTTTTCAGTACCGTCAGTAGCCATGTAGCAGTTAATCTTACGGGTCATACCCGCAGTGCCTTCAAGGCTGTTGTCCACAGTGCAGAAGCTCTGCATGTCGAGATGAGAATTAAACTGGTCCTCAATCTCGTTGGACAGATAAAAGTTGTCGTAAAAAACGTTAGCCATTATTTAGTCCCTCCATATAAAGTTTTGTATTCTTCAGGATTGTTGATAGAGTAGGTATAGCGCTCGGAAGGAGACATTTTTCTCAATTTCTCAAGGGTCATGCCTTCGCCGTTGCCGCCGTCCCCGCTCTCGCCGGGCTTAAAGCCCTTAAAGTCTTTCTTCTTAGGGTCCTGCTGTTCAAACAAGAAGCCGCTATCAGCCGCGCCAGCCAGCTTTTTAATCTGGTCTTCGAGGCCCTTAACGGTACCGTCGTCAGCAAG